CCAGCCGATAATCCTCGCCTGGCCCATAGCCCTCCTACTACGACAGCGCTCCGGCTGTACCGGTCACGGTCACGGTGGTACCATCATTGCCGCTTACAGCGAAGACATTGATCACCGGTGAACCGTCCTGGTCGCCTGCCACCAGGATAATATCACCCACGCGGAGCTGATCGGCCATGTCATTGAAATAATTGGCGCCAGCTACCTGGGCCGCCGTATCATTGGTCTGATAGAGGTACAAAGTCTGCCCTCCACCATAGGCCACTGCTGACATTTTTGTCTTATCCAGAGACATTGTCTTGACCTCCTTGCTTAGATTGGATGCCCCGGGAATTTGCCAATGGCGGGAGCCCGGGGCAGGCTCCGTCTAGGGGTTATGAGCCAAAGCCCTGCCTGCTGCAGGCAGACAGGGAACCACTAGCTGATGGTTGCATCATCGTCGCATGCGATCTCCACAATGCCCGTGCTGTCAATGCGCACGGATCCGGCCGATATGGCATTGTCCACAAAATGGGCTGCCTTATCACCGTGCCAGGTGATATCGGTCCAGACCCCTGTAATGCCTTCAGCCAGGCCCAAGGCGGTCCTGTGGTACATGAGGCAATACCTGGTGCCACTAGATACCGGCAGGCCGGTGTGCATAATCCAGATCATGTTCAGCCACCGCTTGGCCTGGGTACCTGCCAGCCAGGGGAGCTCACTTGCGCCCACATAGTCGGCGCTCTTGAACTCCGTGATATTAAGCAGCTCGTTCCACTGGTGCGCCCCCACAATGGCGTAACGCTGGCCATCATCGGGCACGTCTGCGTCGTTGAGCAGCTCAAAGGCCTGCAGGATCTTGCTCTTGGTGAGCCCGGCAGCCCCCTCTGCTACTTTCTGGCCGGCACCCAACCCTGAGCGGGCCGCGGTAATAATCAGACTGTCGATCTTACGGCCCAGGGCAAAGGCCCCGGCATTGACCTGCACCTGGCGCTCGTCGATATTGGTCTTGAGCTCATCGAGTTTGTCCACCCAGTCGCCTGCGTACCAATCCTCCAGGGTGCATTCCACCGGGGTATGGTCGATGTTCATCACAGGCACATTACCGTGGCGTGTTTTCTGCCCTGCAGTGCCTTTGCCGACCTTCTGGAATGTGGTGGATCTTCCCTCAACGCCGGTCTTGAGCCGGACGGTGTGGCGGAGCTTGGAGCCCCGCTGTTGGTAGGCCTCGTGGACCTCGGCCTCATACTGCTTGATAAAAGCCTGGTCTATGGTTGTAGACATTTCACCTCACCTCCAAAGTTTTTCGTTTCACCTGACGGGTGTCCCGAATCACCTCGGAGGCGGGTGTCCGTGTTGTCGGGCCGCCCCCTTGCGTGCTGGGGCCGTACTTCTATGGCCTGCTTGCCTGCCTGCCATGGGCATTCAGGTAGGCCTGCAGTAGGCAGGCTAGGCAGGCCTGCGCCTGTCAATGGGCGCTGCCTCTACCTTTCCGGGGTAGAGCTTTTTCCATCCTTCCTCTACCTTTCTCACAAACTCCATGTCCCGCTTGAAGGGATCATAATAACGGGGGTCCCGCATCATCTGCCTGAGCTTCTCTTCAGTAAGCGTCTCTCCGTAGCCTGGCGGTGTCTCACCGCTGACCAGATCATCCTCGCTCAGCTTCTCAGCTATGGCCACAAAGGCCTTGATAAGGGCCGGGTGGTTACCCAGACCCGTTTCCTCCAGATACTGGACAAACTCCTCTCCGCCTATCTTGGCAACGGCCTGTGCCTTTTTGACCTTCTCATCAAACTTATCTCCCCACTCCTTCTTGAGCTGGGCCTCTGTCTCCTGGCGGGCCTGCTCGGCTTGCTCAAGGGCGGCCTTCACCCGCTCCTCTGCTGTTTTTGTGATCCACTCCATGACCTTGGCCGCCTGCTTGGGTGGGATCCCTGCCTCATGGGCCACCTTCTTGAAATTGGCGATGTAGTCCTCGCTCACCTCCAGGCCCTCGGGAGGCTTGATCTCGCCCAGGTCGTACTTGTCTGGCGAGTCAGGGATTTCAAGGAAGCGCTTGAGCACCGTGTCCTTGTGCGGTTCAAGCTGCTCCACGAACCGTTGCACGTCCTCATCCGTGGCGTTTTCGCCTGGCGGAATTATGCCCTTGCGGCCGATCAATTCCTGGGCGTTGACCAGGCCTTTGACCACGTCCTCAACGCTCTGGTATTTTTCCAGCACCGGGCTGGATCTCAGGTCCTCGGGAAGTGTCGCTTTCCAGTCACCTTGTTCTGACATGTCTAACCCTCCACCTCTCTAAAGCGCTTTAGGATTGCTGTGTAGGTCGTGACCATCTGGCTAGGAAATGGTCCTGGGCTTACCCTATCCAGCCACACCCTCTGCCTCTTGGTCCTGACAACCTTCCAGGTCTCGCCGGTTGCGAGGTCTTTTAAGGTTTTTCCCCGCAACGACGGCCGCTTATTCTTCTTTGCCATATCCTATCCTCCTTTCCAGGGCCTCATCTGTGAAATTCTTTGGGTCCAGCATGTACCGGATATGGAGCCCTATTGACCGGCGGCCCTCCAGCCAGGCGGCCACATATCCGGGGTTGGGGCCTGATGGGTCAAACACCGTGCGGTTTAGCCCCGTCCTGTGCTCCAGATCCTCGAGCACGCGGCGTGAAAAGCCGCGGCGGGAGCCAAACACACGGCGATATGCCCGGTGTAGATCAATTAATTCCTGTTTTATTTTCCCTTTATCTGTCATTGCGCTGCTGCCTCTTTCTCCGCCCGGGCGGCCGTGGCCGCAATGGCTGTCATACGTTCAAGGTCCTGCTTTTCAAGCTCCTGTTGCTGGGCCTGGGCTCTTGCCTGGCGCAGGGCCTGTACCTCGCGCAGGGACCGCAGCCCCTGTTGATCCATACCGCTCAGCTCCGCCACTGTGCGAAGGTTCTGGTCATGGTCTAGGTTGTCAAGCACCTCGGGGTCCATCTGCGCCATGACCGCACCCACCTGGTATGTTTGGACAATGGAGTTGATCTCAAAGGCCTTTTGCGCCAGGGCCAGCGGGCTGATATACTCCACATGGATGCTTTTGCCTGCTAATTCTTCAGGGGGTGGCGGGATATGGCCGGCATCCCACAGAATCTCAAAGGCCCGGTCAAATAGCGGATCAAATATCTCGCTGAGCAACCGGCCCAGGGTGGGACCAAGGAGCAGCATCTTCTCTCCTGCCACTTCCTCTACCTCTGTGGCCGTCATGTTGCGGCGATTGATGATGGCCAAAAACAGGTTTACAAAGAACATCTCCTTGATCCTCTCTCTCATGTCCTGGAGCATGTCAGCACCGATAGGTACGTTGCCGGCCAGGTTCGGGATCACAATGTCGCCTGCACCTGCCCGGTAATAGTTGGTGGCCCCAGGGGTGAGATTCACCTTGCCGCCAAGCAGGCCATCGTCGGGGAGAAATATAGGGGGATCCACCGCCTTGTGTCCGGCCTTGAGCAATGTCTTGCGGGCCTCGTTTGCGCTCAGGATCTCTGGCAGTGCGTCCATTGCCGGGCTTCTGCCGTATACCTCGTTGGCGTTCTTGGACCACCGCGCCACCATGAATGGAAAGCTTTTGTATCCACCCTCTGCTATAATGTGCTTTCCTTCGATATCAACATAGACCGAGGCAAAGGGCATGTTGCGGGCATCGGCCTTGGTGGTGTCCCTTTCCTCGCGTGGGTACACCGCATGGATTATCTCCACCTTTTCATCCGGTTTTTTCTCTGCTAGCTCCCGGATCCTTTTGCCCACTGAATCGCTCCATTTCTGCATGGCCTGGCGGGCCGTGAAATTGCCGAAGCGGCGGAACATGGTATCCACCCTGCCCAGGTGATTCTGGGCAATATAGACCTCCGCAATGTGCCTGGCTGAAAAACGCAGGCCCTTATCCGGATCCTCGGCCACGTATATGCACGGGGTGCCAAAGGCACCCATGTCCAGATATGCCTCGTGGATCTCGGTGTAAAAATTGGACCGGTAAAACACCTGAAAGAATATCCGTTCCACCTGTTCCAGCCATTCCTTGACAGGGTCCCATTCCTCCAGCTCGTAATCCTCCAGCCCCAGTTTGAACCAGGGCCTGGAGGGCGAGGTCAACCCTCCGTGGAGCCCCGCTGCCAGGATCCTGTTGGAATAAATGGCGGTGCTGTCGTAGACCTGGGTGTTCCTTTTGCGGCCAGGGCTGTGCTTTGATTGGATATCATTTTTGCGTGGCAGCACATAGTCGGCACAATCCTGCCACAATGACTCCCACGGGCTGCGCAGTGTCTCCAGGCTCTTGAATCGGTTTCTTATCCACTCAATCTTTTCCATTTCTTTGACTATTCTCCCAGCAGGGTCTTGCGCCATACAGGGGCAGCGCCCTGCACGCCCTTGCCGCCAGTAAGTATGGTGCTGGAACGTCCCAGACCAGCATACATGCTGGCCACCTTCTTTTTAGCTTCAAGCAGTTTTGCCTGTACCTCCGGGCTGTCAATCTTAGGTGCCGGCGGCACATAGGGTTTGGGCAGTTTGGGTTGTTCAAAAATACCCAGGCTGGCCTTTACGATGTTGGTCGGGATAGAAACCACAGATTTGACCACGCTGCTTATGCCCTTGAAAACGCTCGAAAAGAAACCCATTATCTCTTCCTCCTGCTTTGGCTTGCTTTGATTGCCCTGCCCTGGCGGGCCGCCTTTGCCCTGGCGTTCTTGCCGCGATACACCTTGCCGTGGCTGCCCCACTGATAGCCCACGATCTTGCCCTTTTTGTTTCTTACGGGATGGACAGGCATGCCAATCTCCTATTGCCAGACGAGTACCGCAGTTACCGTGGCACTGTTGGTCCCGCCTGTCTCGGTCACTCTGATTTTTAGCAACGCACTCACCATTCCGGGATCGACCACGAACATATCCTTGCCATCGCCATCCGGCCCTGATGTTTTGGTGAACCCCGTGGTGATTGCGCTGACCCCGCTTGGCAAAAGAAAATTAGCGCCGTCGTTGGAAAGAAGCGGCTCCACCTTGACCGTGCCATCGCCCGTGACCTCCAGTTGTAGCGACATGTAGCCGGCTGGCTCGTTGCCCACAAAGTTGATCACACCGCTCTCGACTGATCCGTTGGCTGCAACACTCTCAGCGGAAAAAAGCACTGTGCGGTGGACAATAGAGCCTGCCAGGGCCTGGCCTGCAAAGAACAATGCCACCAATAACGTAATCGCAAAACTAACAATAAGCCGTCTTTTTATGCGCATATCCTAAACCTCCTATGGTGTGTACGGTGCCCATTGCACCTTGTAATCTGCTCCTGCCCAGGGCATACAACCCCACCGGCCCAGCGCCCAGGAATGGTGCTCATAGCACCCGATATCAGGGGCGGTGCCGTACCTTACCCTGTTGCCGTCGAGATCCTGCCAGGAAGCGTCATGGATAGAGAGCTTCGTGCCTGCGTCTATGCAGGGGGAGTTGCGGGAGAGATGGTAGGTGGGGGTGAGGAGAGGGTCTTGCTCAATACTATTCTGATCATAGTTACCGTTGTTATGTGTTGTGTCATTTTGCCAACTGCTAAGGGTTGCATAATTATCACTGCCCACCTTAAAAACCCCTGTGTCTCCAGGAGCATAGTAACAATTGTAGTCAATTGAAGCTCCAGACAAATCGGTACTATCAGCAAAATAAATGCAATACCTCCAACTGGGATTGTTCATATTTTCATTTAGAACCAAGATATTGTTCCGAATTGAATCAACTCCACCTCCGGATTCCACAGAAATAGCATGTCGTTCGCTATCGGCTGTTGCAACCACAGTGTTATTATCAAAGGAAACTGATGTAGCTGTAGAGGTGATATATATCCCTTCAGCACTGCTCCCCTTTCCAGTATCATAGATGAGATTGTATGAAGCAGCACAACTCCCTGAGACATAAATCGCACAGTTATTTGAATCGTAGAGAGTACATCGCTGAATAGAAGCGTCACCATGAACAAGGATTAACGGTTCTGAAGTATCAAAAGCTATGATGTCATGGATATCTACACTACTAAAACCAGATTGAATATCAATGGCGTTTTCTGAAAAGCCACTAATTATACAATTCCCGATTTCTATGTTAGAACCTGTACCATCATGTGGCGTTATCCCATCACTGGCAACTCCCCCACCTGAAATGGTACAATTAAGAATTTTCCAGTTCGAAGCGTCATGGAGATAGATACCACTATTTGTAGGACTATAAATATTTACGCCTATAATATTCCCTCCAGAACCACTAGCCGATATGGCGTTATTCCCTGCCGAATAAATGTCACTATTATAAAGATTGAACGCATATCCAGAAACTGTAGCTCCGATACTGTTGTTAGTAGTATTCTTGATGATAATGTTTCTGATTATAGGCATGGAATCTGTATCTACAACAATAGCATTGTGGGCAGTGGATTGACCGTCAATTGTGGCTTTTCCACCTTTCCATGAGCCATCTACTGTACACCCAACTGTCAAGGTTAAGGTTTGATTGTTGAAGGTCGCTGTGCCGTCTAGCCATAATGTGTCCCCATCTTGCACCCCGCCAGCACCTTGAACGACATTAGAAAACCCGACCCACGGATTGGACTCAGATCCATCTCCATTAGTTCCCGTAGCTGCGCAATACCAATCAGTCGCCCACCCCATCGCTGCGAAGAGGAAGGTGAGGGTGAAGATTAGCAGAAAGAAAAGGCGTTTCATTTTCATGATCAATACCTCAACACATCGTATTCGGTTTCAGCGGTTCCATGTATAGCGCCAGCAGCCACTGGCGCACATACGGCCATATCCGCCTCCATGATGCGGGCAATGCAATCCAGCATGTCGTCATGCACGCAATATGGAAAAGGCACGTATTCCTCTTCCACAAATTCCTTGATGAGATCGCGGCTGTCCTTGACCATGCGCTCTGGCAGCCAAAACCGGCCCTCCTCAAAAAGCGGCACCAGGCGGCGGATCCGATCCTCCTTTTTCATCTGCCCACCCAGGGGGGTAATGGCAAAGTAGATGGATTCCTTTCTCTGCTTCTCCTTCATGTAGCTGATGTCTGCGTCCTTGCCGTATTTCTCGTACCCAACGCGCAGCGGGCGGTGTTCCAGCCACAGGTTACGAAGCGCATACCAGCGCTCGGTCAGATTGAGTCGGTCGCGGACCATATCCACCAGGAAATAGTCTTCGCTTGCGCTCACCCCGATCACTGCCATTACAGTGTAGTCGCTGGTCTCCTTTTTCTCGTTGGCCGGATCCACAAGCAGGTATTTGTTGAGAGGTGAGGGCAGCCGGCCGTAGTAATTCAACCACTCCAAGCGGAAGGTCTGGTTTTCGTCGGCCACAGGATTTAAGAGCTGCTGGCAACTGAACACATACACGCCCTGCTCCCTGCGAAGCTCATTAAGCCGCTCGCGGGAGAGCAGCACAGGCGTCCCCGTCTCCTTGCCGTCATGCGTGGCAGGATGCAC